GCGGCAGGGCCTGTCATCTTTATCCCATCTGGGACCGCAGAAGAATCTATATCCAAAGGAACTTATGATGGTGCTGGTGCAATTGCCAAGTCTGGCTTATCAGTAACCGATCTAGACCAAGTTTATCCTTACGATGGTAGTGGCACATTAAGTCTAAGTGGTGCGACTACAACACCTTATGATCAGGCATATCTACCGATAATTAAGAATGCCTTTAGGGCGAAGGGTGGAGATACCCGACTATTTGACGTTGAGAAAGTCATATACAACTATGCCAGATCTGAGTCTGACATATTCGAGAAAGAAGATAACGGTACAATTACAGTTAGGGAAGGAGCATCCTTCGATAATCTCAATGTCACATTTGACGAGACTATCACAGATGTTCTTGGCAAAGAGAGATCATTCTCTGATGAAGATCAGGTAGAATTTGAAAGTTACGGAAATATATTAGACACACCTACATCTGCTGAAGATTACGGTGTAATAGAACAACAACTACAAGGCGGAATATTCCTTGACGAGTATCAGGCAACGAATGTTGGTGTCAGAGATGCCATTGTCAGAGGATACGAAGGTCTTGGTACATTCAAGAAAGAAGGTGCTGCAGAGGAAGATCGTTTCTTTGCATTTACTGGATCTGGTACACTCAACGTATCTGGAGAGAATTTCTTCAGTCAGGCTCCACAAAGCACAATCTTTGGTGTCGGTGATAAGATTACCGCATCTGGTAGTGCAGATGAGGCGTTCGTCCCTGCAACTGTTGATAATACCGTCCTCTTTGATATCTCTGGAACTGGTGCAGATAGCACGGTCATACTTTCTGATGCTAAGAAAGTTACTGTTAGACTTACTGGTTCAGTATCTGATATCAAACTTGTTAAACAAGGTGATGAGCAGACAGTCACTCTACATCTCAGTGGTGCTGCAACAGATATCTCACTTGTCAAAGATTACGAGAATACAAATCTCTTCGATATTACTGGAGAGATGCGACAGGATATTCCTGTTTATACTCCATCTTGGATATCACCAAAAGGAGATCAATCAACAGAAGAATACGATTGGGGTCTCATCACTGCCACTCCCACTCAACCTTCGGAAGATTGGGGACCAATCAATACAAACGACGAGACAATACCCAAGGTTGCAGAGAACTGGGGATTCTTACTTCCAGCGTTCAACTACGTTCAGCTTGGTGGTCAACATTATCCAAACAGAGATACATTCTCCACTGGAGAATCCAGTCTGGTTGTCAATACTGGAGATGTCACAGGTATTGCGACATTCTTACTCTCAGAAGATCTCGATGTTGCAGCTGCAATCGATTACGAGTCCTCTGGAAAATCTGGTATTGCTACACACAATGCTGGTCTGTTCTTCTCTGGAGAACTATGGTTATCTCAGGCAGTACAACACAGATCATTCGGTCTTGAAGGTGAATTTACAATCAGTGGTACTGGTAGTGAGTCTATCACACCATTCATTCCAGAAGGATCAGGTTCACTCTTCAAGGTTGGTGGTGCGGCAGAATCCAGCACCAAGGCATATCTTGTTGGAGATTATCAGTATCTCTCTGGAACTGCAAACGTCAACTTTGCTCCACATATTACTGGTATCGGTACTGGAACATTCAGTCAAGGAAGAGCGGCTGGTCAAACATACGCTAGAGTCATCAATCATGAAGATGATGCGTTTGGTGGAACTCTTAATCTTACTGGTATTGGTTCAGAAGTTAATACAGAATCCTATAACGAATCTTCAATCAAGTTTGGTCAAGAAGATGAGTACTTTGGAGAACTTGATGGCGTTCCAGCCTTCGGATTCTCTCTTGGAATTGGAAATACAACTCTACCATCATTCGATGCGGACAACAGTTACAATCTTGACTTTGCATCAAATGTTATATCTGAGGATCGTGGAACTATTGGATTCAGTTCTGTTGGCGGCCGCCCCTACACCAAAGACAGACCATTTGATGTTGGATTCTCACATCAGGAAGGTATTAACAGAGGATATGAGGATGCTGGTTGGGTCACTGATGAAACTCCATCAGCAAATCTACATCCATTCGGAACTGTTGATATCTTTACGCTGGATAGCACACAAATCAGTTACATTCCAAATTGGGTTGGTTCTGGTACACTCACTCTATCTGGTATTTCTGTCGAAAGAGTTGCAGTTGCAAGTAGTACAACATCTCTATTCGACTTCGTTAGTGGCGCTCAAGAGGTCTACAGCGCTCAAACCCCAGAAGGAACAGTTCTATTCGATGTCTCTGGTATCGCATCAGAGAGAACCGCAAGAGACTTTGTTGGATCTGGTTCTCTTGTTCTATCTGGTATTGCAACAGAGAGAGCATCATTCAATCCACCCGCTAGTGGTATTATCTCTATATCTGGTGTTGGAGATATTGCATCTAGCTTCGATCCTCCAGAAGGAACATATCTACATGTCTTTAGTGATAAGGGTGCAGAGGCAGTTGGATTCGCTGCTCAGTCTACCAAGGCTGTTATGCGTCTATCTGGAGAACTCAGACATCCAGATATCGACTACACACCTCATTATGGTATCGATAGAAACATTGGTATCGAGACTGGATTTACAATCATCAATGGAGATCCAGGCGGAGAACACGGCGATCCTGGCATCGTTACTACAAGGTTCTTACCAAAATACCCTGCTGGTGTCGGCACTGCCTTCGTTCTCCAAGGTCGTTCAATATCAAGAACAAACGCACCTATCACAACTCACGGTGTTATATACGTTCTTGGTATTGGTACTGCTGGAAACGGTGTTGGTGGCCCAGAAGAGAGGGGAGATCTCGAAGGAGTCGAATTCGGTGCGAAGGAAAGATTTATTCCAGCTACCGAGTTTGGTGTCGGTTCCATCATGTTCGACTTCAAGAGTGGAGCAGATGCCAGACCAATCAAAGTCTTTGGATACTATGGAGACGACAAAGATCCAGGCACATCTGGTCAAATCACCATTCGTCAGGAAGGTGGTATCTTCACAGAAGAGAAGATCACAAGGATCTACCAAACAGATGGAACTGGAGCATACACTTACAGTGGTGCTGCAACAGACGAAGCAACAACATTCTCCGAAGTTGGTGGTGGATCTCTATTTGCAATCGGTGGAATATCAGAAACTGTTACAGCTGCAGAACTTGTTGCTGGTACATCTATATTCAATGGAGAGGCAGATATTGCCTTCTCTGCACAGACTCCAGAAGATACTGCAACACTTACACTATCTGGAGTTGGACTTCCTCGATTCGAGTACGACTTCAAAGGAACTGGAACTCTCACAATCAGAAGAGACATCAATCCTATTACAGGTGTTCGTCTATCTGCGGAAGGATCTGGTACTCTCTTTGGACTTGGTTCTGCTGCAGAGGCAACAGTCGAACCATCTGCTGCAAGTGCAGTTCTTTCAAGAATATCTGGAGACGCAGAGACAAGATACTTCCAAGTATTCCAAGACTTCGTTCCATCTGGTACATTCACAATATCTGGAGAACTCACACATCCAGATATCGATTACACACCAGCGTACACTGGTATTGGAAATGTCACCATATCTGGTATTGCCGAGGAGAAGGCAGATCTTGTCGAAGTTGGATCTGGTATTGTTACATTCTCTGGTGCATCAATCGTCAGATTTACAGCAGACGATCTGGAAGGAACAGTCCTCTTCGACACAAAAGGCGCTTCTGCTCTCACTGCTCTCAATCAAGTTTACGGATACTACGGAGACGACAGAGATCCAGGCACATCTGGTATTACAACAATATCTGGTGTTGGTATTACAAAACCAATACAGGTTTATGGATACTATGGAGACGACAGAGATCCAGGCACATCTGGAACATTTACATTCTCCAATACACCTCTCGTACATCCATTTGTCGATTACACACCTTCGATTGGTATTGGTGTTGCAGTTCTCTTCCAGACATCTGGAACAGCTCTCGAATCTATCACGAAAGGCAATTACGAGACTCAAGGAAGATTCAAAGGACTTGCAAGTGTTAAAGAATCCTTCGGTAGAGCAACTTATGTTGGTGTTGGTCAAGTTAATACCTTTGGAACTGCTCAAACAGAGTATCTTGTTATCGAGGAAGGAAGAACTTACGTTGTCATAATCTAAATCCTATAAATAAATGGAGAAGCATAACTATTTGATCAAATAGCTCATGACAAAGCAGGTCCAATTTAGAAAAGGAACGACAGCTGAACACTTCAACTTTACTGGAGCTCTAGCAGAGATAACGGTAGATACTGATAAGAATACGGCGGTTGTTCATGACGGAGCAACTCCTGGCGGATTTGAACTTGCGAGAGCAAGATGGACGTTTGTGTCTGGAAACTATACCTTGGCGACAAACCAAAAGTATACAGTGGATTCACAAAATAGTCCCTCTGGATTCGATTTAACCATGCCAACTCCTCGTGCGGTTGGTGACTGGGTATGGATCGAAGACTTTGCTAATTTCTTTAGCATCCATCCTATCAATGTTGTATCTCAATACAGTTTTGAAAATGGACATTTAGTTAGAGAATCTTCACCTTTCATCATGGACGTGTCAGGTGCGTCAGTGACCTTTATTTGGAATGGAACTCTTTGGAAAGTATTCAACAATAGGGCAAGTTAAAAATGGCACTTACGCTAAGTAACTCAATTTCTGGACAGTTTGACCCCTCTGAATCATCGGGTTTTTTCGTGTATGCACTCAGAAGAGATGCTGACAACATGTTACTGTTTTCAAAAGTTAGTGCTGCTTCGACAGAACTAGGAGAATTCTATCGTAACGATGGAACTGCTATACCAGAATTCGGTGATGGTTTAGATTATGGTTGTTATGACGTTGGTGTTGGTAAAACGTCAATTATCCGTAATGATATCGCAACTGAGAAAAAACTTGTAGATGATCCGAATGATAAATACCAACAGATTCGCTTTGACCGCAGAAACTTATACTATTACATAGATGATGATGGCTTTTTCGTTATAAGATTCAACGGTCCCGATTATGCCTATAACAGCATAGGACCAAAGTAAAAAATCCCCCCTCAGATAATTACACGGAGAAAAAATGGCTGAGTTTAGACTTGGAAGAGTAAAATTCAACTGGACAGGTGATTGGACAGTATCCAAAAGCTACTTAATTGACGATATCGTTAAATTTGGTGGTAATACTTATGTGGCGATCACAAACCACACATCCACCGCAAGTACCAGTAATTTTTATTCTAACGACCTTGGAAACTGGAATCTTCATATCGAAGGTCTAGAACAAAAAGGTGAATGGAGCGCTGGAGTTTACTATCGTGTAAACGACCTTGTTACTTTCGGTAACGTTCTTTACAGAGTTACAGTTGCTCACACATCAGAAGGAACCTTCATTGATGAAACGAAGGTTGTTGAGTATGTTAAAGGATTTAAAAACGAAGGCGACTGGGATCAGAACTCCGAATACCAATCAGGTGACGTTGTAAACTACAATGGTTCTTCTTACGTTGCTTTAACAACTTCACTCGCTGGTTTCCAACCTCCACAATATTTGGGTATTGCTACAGACCCCTCTGCAAAGTGGAGTATCTTATCTGATGGTCTTGCTGGTGCGGCAACAACATACACAGAGGGTACTTACTATAGAGGCGACCTCATCCAGTATGGTGGTAACATCTATCGTCACAAATTAGGTATTACAACTAACGTATCTCCATTACAGGTAGGATTAGGATCTATCTTCCCTGAGGCATACATGGGTGAACAAGTATGGGATTTACTTGTTAAAGGATTTGATTTTAAAGGTGGCTTCTCCACTACCTTCAACTATCATCCAGGCCACGTTGCAAGATACGGTTCAGATTCATACGTTTCAGTTGGTTCTTCTCATAAGAACGTTATTCCTACTGCTGGTATTGGAACTTTCTGGGAAGTACTTGCATCAGGAGATTCATCCGCTGCTCTTAACACTAAGGGTGACATATTAAGTTACAACTCAGGTAACGTAAGAATCGGTATTGGATCTACTGGTTATGCTCTTGCAGTTCAGTCAAACGGAATGCCTGGCTACGAGATTGTAGGAAACCAGACTAGAATTTACTACGTTGACTCCGAAGACGGATTAGACGGAAACAATGGTCTTGCACCTAACTTGGCGTTTAAGACTATTAAACAGGCTTGCGTTGCTGCTCGTCCTACAACACCAATCACCAATATGGTGTACACCGCTTCCACTGGTGTGGCAACGGTTACTGCGCCTGGTCACGGTCTACTAAACACTGGTACGTTCGTTCAGTTACAAGACATCGAGTTTGAGTGTCTATCTGGAGGTAACGTATTTGATGTCTTGGGTATGACCTATAACAAGGCAGTTGGTCTTGCAACGATTACTGCTATCGGTCTTGGTGCTGCTCCTGAGATTGGAATCGGTGCAACTGTTAGAATCAGAAACTTAAGTGTTCAGTATACAGGTACTGCAAGATTCGCTCATACATTCAAGAGTGCATTAGCTAACGCTATCCAGTCTGGTGGTAATTACGCTCACACATTTAACAGTTGTGCTCCAAACGGAGTCACAGTTGTTGGTGGATCAAGTATAACTCCAACATCTGCAACATACGATGCAACAAATGGTGCTTTCACCATGACTCTTGCTGGTCATAGTTTATCAACTTCTGATAAAGTCACTATTGCTGATAACGCATTTACGTTCACTTGTACAATGAACAACAATGCAAGTCAGAAGACATATCCTAGACCTGGCAAAGACCCTGCAAGAGGACAACAATTACCTATTACAGGTACAACAACTGACACATTCACTGTAAACGTTGGTGAATCACCAATTGTCAACCATCAACCAACAGCTGTTTCTTATAACGAGAACACTGGTGACATGGTTTGTACAATCGGACCACACACATTAACAGTTGGTACATCTGTAAGACTAGAAGAAGAAGGTATGACATTCCGTTGTTCAATGGACGGTTATACAACTGATCACCCATATCCAAGAGCAGTTGCTGGAGACGGTTCACCTGACCCTGCATACAACACAGCTCTAAACATTACTTCAGTTACAACCAACACAATCACAATCAACGTTGGTACTGCATCTGATGATCAGACAATTACTGGTAAGTTCCCTGCTGTACATACTCAAGGTACTTATGAATTCCTTGTACAGGCTGTACCTGACGCTAACTCAATCACTCTAAACGTAGGTGTTTCAACTACTGATTACCTCTATGTTTCTGGTGGTACTGCGTTCGTTGGTCTAACAACAACCAAGTATCCTGATAAGGTATCCAAGTCTTACTACGAGGTTCTAGAAGTTCCTGATATCGATAACTTCAAGTGTAACGTTGGTATTTCATCTATCAACCACACATACGTTGAAGGCGGACAAGTAACAGACTTGACCCCTGCGATCCTTAAGTTATCTGCTTCACAGTTCTACGAACAGCTACCTATTAAGGTTCCTCCTTTCACTTCTATTGTTGGTAACGCACTTAGAGGTTCACAGGTTCTACCTAAAGATGGAACATCTGATGACTCCACAACTCCTAACAACAGGAGTCACATGTTCAAGATGTCTGATGCAACAACCATTCAGGCGATCTCCATGAAAGGAATGGAAGGATTCTACTATGATCCTAACGCTCCTCTAGTTCTTGACAATGCTAACCTAAGAACTGGTGTTGGAACAACTGCTGCTGGTGTATTCATCTCCTTGAACCCAGATTCACCAATTAACAACAAGTCACCTTATGTTAAGGACTGTACTTGTTTCTCTGACCCTGCAACAGAAAGTGGCAGATTCGGTGGTGGTGGTGTCGGTGTATTCATCGATGGTGGAGTACACGATGTCGGTGCGAAATCAATGGTGTTCGATGCGTTTACGCACGTTGCATCTGATGGTGCTGGTTACATTCTTGATAAGGGTGCAATCGCTGAAATCGTTTCCTGTTTCACATACTACGCTAAGTGGGGTTACTACTCAGGTGGTGGATCAAGAATCAGGGGTGTTGGTGGTAACAACTCTTATGGTGACTACGGTGTTATCTCATCTGGTTTCTCAACTGATGAAACTCCAAGAACTGCAAAAGTCTTCGGTGACATGATGACAGTCGTAGGAACAACTAAAGGCGGTACAGTTGCTGTTGGACAAACAATGTTCGGTGCAACATCTAAAGCTACTGCATGGATGTTAAACGACCAAATCTCTGCTGATAAGATTTACTTCAAGTATCAGCCTGGTTACGGTAATGCTGGTATCGGTACTACTGGATTCGTAGATGGAGAAACTGTATGGTTTGGACCTGGCGCTCAGGCAAGTTCTGGTATTGGTTCAATTCAAGTTAGTGCTGCTGCTTCTTCTACAACTGGACAGAAAGGAACAATTCTCGAAGTTGACCAGACATCTGGTACACTTCTAATCGGTGATGCTATCGGATTTACAACTACAACTTACGGTGCAGACGATAGGTTCTACATTATTAACACAATCACGAACGTTGCGGTTGCGGCTACTTACTATAAGTGGCAGGCTGGAAGCGGTGCAAGTCAACAAGTCGTTTACAACAACCGTGCAACTCTAACCATATCTCCTGAGAAACAGAGAGGAATATGGGATACTAGAAACTTAGGTTCTGGCCAAGGATCTGATATTCAAATCAGAACACTGTTCTCACAGGCAAGACTAACAGGACATGACTTCCTCGCAGTTGGTACTGGTAACAAGACCGAAACTGGATATCCAAACGTCAACTTGGCGAACGTTATCCAAGGTCAAGAAACTAACGTATTCGGGCCTGGTAAGGTGTTCTTCGTATCTACCGACCAAGGTGGTAACTTCAGAGTTGGAGACTTCTTCTCCGTTGACCAGTTGACTGGTCGTGCTACATTGGATGCTTCTGCGTTCAACCTTTCTGGTTTGACAGAATTGAGACTTGGTGCGATTGGTGGTCAGGTCGGTGAGGCGATCAACGAGTTCTCCTCTGATGAGTCACTCGCTGGTAACTCAAACACTGCTTGTCCTACTGAATTTGCGGTTAGAGGTTTCTTAACTCGTGCGAAGATGGGTACTAAGGCAATGACACCTCCTGTAGGTACAACTGCTCAAAGACCTGGCGGTGTTGACGAAGAGTTCAACACAGGTTGTTTAAGATTCAACTCAACCATTGGTGCTCTTGAGTACTACAACGGTTCACTATGGATTCAGCCAGGTGTTCAAGAATACAGTACAGTTAGTTCCAGTTTCAGTGCTGCATCTGGACTTGTATACTTCGTTAACACTGGTGGTGGACAGGTTACTGCAACACTCCCTGCATCTCCTGACTTAGGTGCAACAATTACATTCTATGATGTTGGTAAGACATTTGACTCTAACGCACTAGTCGTTTCAAGGAATGGTAGACCAATCCAAGGTGACAATGCTAACTTAACAGTTAACACTGAAGGTGCTGCATTTAGTCTTTGCTATTCTGGTTCAACATACGGTTGGAGAATCTTCTCCATCTAATTTGAGATCCTTTACATAATGATATTTTTACAACGCAAATTTTAGGATCATAAATGGCCTCATATAGATCATACAGAAAAATACATTCAGACCAGATTCTCTCAGGGAACATTCACCCTGATAAGTTAGAAGCTGGTGTGGCTCCACGATATTGCGTGAAGATGTTCTACGGCCATCCATGCTATTGTACGCCTGGATGTTGTTGCCTCTGGACAGTTCCATCAGGTGTAGAGAAACTAACATTTGAATTATGGGGTGCAGGCGGTAATGGACACGGACATTGTTCATGTAATAGATGTCAGCACTATCAATCTGCTGCTGGGGGAACATACAATACTAAAACAATCAGCACAACGCCTGGTTGTCAGTATCGTGTATGTGCTGGTGGAGTTTATCGTTGTTGTTCAAGAGAGTGTAATGGATGTAATGGATGTTCTTCATACGTTAACGGTCACAACTTAAGTAACTTCTGTGCTCAAGGTGGTGCAAGAGGTTGTGCAAACCCAGACTGGTCTAGAAGATGTAGTTCTAGAACTTTCTGCTGTGTATCGCCTGGAACATGGGGTGGAGATTTTGCAATGTCTCCTCACCAAAAGGGTTGGTCAGGTCACTGGAACTGTCACTGTACTGGTGCGGTTGCAAGTGGAGAATCATCAGGTGCTCCATTCTTATCAACAAACCAAGTTGAAACTCAAATGGAACAGTGTTGGTCACGTTGCGGTTGTTGGACTGCTCCTTATGCAACTGGTGGCCAAGGTGCTATGACTACATACTGTGGTCGTTGTTGCGGACAGGGCGGTCAAGGCGGCTCTGGTGTCGTACGAATTACTTACGTCTAGGATAGTAAATGGCTAATTATTCATCATACAAAAAGATACATGGAGATCAACTATTATCTAATGTCTTAGGGGCATCTAGTTTTAGTCAATCACCTAACTGTACCTACGGCGTAAAGTGGGTTTATGGTATCATGTGTCGTTGTTCGCCTGGTTGCTGTTGCAACTGGACAGTGCCTTCTGGAGTTCAGAATATGTGGATTCAGGCTTGGGGTGCTGGTGGAAACGGTACTGGTGCATGTTCATGTAACAGATGTCAACACTATTCAAGTGCTGGTGGAGGATATTATAACTCCAAAATGATTACGACCACTGGTGGTTGTCAGTATCGTGTATGTGCTGCTGGAGTTTACAGATGTCTATCTAGAGAATGTTATGGTTGTATAGGTTGTTCATCTTATGTGAACGGATATAACCTATCAAACTTCTGTGCTATCGGTGGATGTCGTGCAAACGCTAACCCAAGTTGGTCAACTGGTTGTACATCTGTCAATACCTGTTGTAGAGGTCCTTCAACAAACGGTGGAGACTTTGGAATGGGTGATCACGCTGGTGTATGGAACGTATCAAGACACGATACTTACCGAGGTTGGTGTCACTGTTATCACTATGCTCATAGACCCGCTTCTGCACCTCTAATTGGTACTCAAGTATCACAGTCTATCCGAAATTGCTGGATTCGTTGTGGTTGCTGGATCGTTCCCTATGGCCACGGTGGACAGAACGCAATGTCTACATATTGTGGTAGGTGCTGTGGACAAGGCGGTACTGGCGGTGGCGGTCTCGTCAAAATTACATACTTCTAAGGGAAAGAAATGGCTTCTTATTCAAGTTATAAAAAGATTGATAACTCTCAGATCACGGATACGACTATCCCTAGCTCTGCGGTTCAATCTGGTACATTCTCAAACTGGTGTGTAAAATGGGTGTATGGTCATCCATGCTATTGTACACCTGGCTGCTGTTGTAACTGGCAAGTTCCTAGTGGAGTGACAAGAATCACTTGGGAAATCTGGGGTGCTGGAGGAAATGGACATGGTGCATGTTCATGTAACAGATGTCAAAACTGGCACGGTGCTGGTGGTGGATACTACAATACAAAAACTATTTCGACTACTGGTGGTTGTTCATATACCGTATGTGCTGGTGGTGTTTACCGTTGTTGTTCTAGAGAGTGTACAGGGTGTTGCGGATGTAACTCTTATGTAAATGGATATAACCTCTCTAACTTCTGTGCCTTAGGTGGTACTAGAGGTTGTGCAACTGGTGACTGGTCTGCAAACTGTTATTCACAATTCCATACTTGTTGTATGCAACCTGGCGCTCACGGAGGAGACTTCGGAATGGGCAACCACGGTGGTAACTCATACAGACCTGACGGATTCAACTGTCACTGTTACTTCAACGAAGGTAGACCAACAGGTGCTCCATTCATCGGAACTCTTGGTGTTTCCTACGGACAAAGACAGTGCTGGATGCGTTGTGGTTGTTGGACTGTTCCATATGGACATGGAGGACAAGGTGCAAACAGTAACTACTGTGGAAGATGTTGTGGACAAGGTGGTCAAGGTGGATCAGGGCTTGTCAAAATCACTTACGTCTAAGATTCTTTGCAGACATTGTAAGAGAACTGCTACAAATAAAATACGTTGTTTAGGGATGTGCGTTGCAGATTCCGACTACTAGAGGGTTTATAACCCTCTTTTTTTTATAAATAGTGCCGAAGGAGAAAACCCGAAGAAATCCAAATGGCAACAAAAATTATTTCACAAGGATGGCAATTATCATTGCCGAACGACTTTCTAACAGATCATTCATTCTCTGATGGAAAGTATAGAGACCAAACCTATGATGGTCCAGACAAGATTTTTCTGCAAATTAATGCAGAAGGAAAAGAGGTATATGGTCCTCTAACAGAGGATGATATCGCAGATGGTCGTCCAAAACCACTAGACGTTGTACAGTGGTATGAAGTAGACTGTGCTAGATCAAATCTACACACACTTATTTGCCAACTCAGAGGCCCAGTTATCAATGAGAAGGAAGAAGATAGAGGTGCTGGATCTGATGTATTCCATGCTGGATCTCCAGACATGACTGCTGATGGATATGAAAGATTCTCATATTCTTCAACACTATTCCCAGATGACATTTACAACTTTGAGTCTATCGTAGTTGCAAACGCTGGTACTGCTGGTCCTGATGACATTTCAATTCAAGCATTTACTCCTAGAGAAAAGATGAATGGTGTTGACTATGACAAAACTTGGGATCACGTTAGACAACATAGAAATAATGTTCTTGCTAATAGTGATGGTCAAATTGCAGAAGATATGCCTGATGCACTTAAAACAAAGTGGAAAAATTATCGTCAACAGTTAAGAGATCTTCCAGCCAAAATGCAAGCTGCTGGAGTTCATCCTAACTTTGCTGACATGATGTTCCCAATGGAACCAGAATTCTCAAATCCACCAGATGGTCCCGAAGATGAAACTGTAACAGTTGAATCATGGAAGCCACCAACTGCAATGTAAAATAAACTTTTATATATAAGTTAATTCGAGATCCTCTTATGAGGATCTTTTTTTATTGTCTGGGGTTATGTTTGAGGTACACAATCAAGATCCTGTGATACACAGGGTTTACGATCATTCTAGATTCAATGATATTGGATTTGTCTGGAGAAAAGTTTTTGTAGTAGATGATTTTTACAAATATCCAGATCAAGTAAGAGATTACGCTCTATCCTGTAAAAGAACAAAGGATAAAGAAGTTTGTGGTGGTTTGATAGGATCAAGAGTCATGGAAGATAATCAAGAGATGATTGATAATCTTCGACCAGTGTTTAGTAAACTCTGCCAACATGAAGAGTGGACAAACTTAGAGTACGGTGATGGCATGTTCAATTATCTGTGGGATAATATGAAATTCATGGTCAACCATACGACACATGATGATATAAATGAAAGATTCAGTAAAACTATTTTTTGCAATACTCACCATAAAGATAACATCGATACCAAGTGGGCCGCATTGGTTTATCTGAACACGCCAGAAGAGTGTGATGGTGGTACAGACTTCTATAAATTCATAGAAGATCATCCATATGATTTTGGATACAACATTAAAAAAGATATAAAGTTGACTATGGAGATGAAATATAATAGAATGGTGTTATATGAAGCACGTCATACTCATGGAGCTACCTTAAACAGGTCTATGTTTAAGGAATATCCTAGACTGGCACAGGTGTTTTTTATGTGACTATATACTATAGGAATTATGAAAACTATGAGATCGAAGGCGTTTTTTATCAATGGTGGAGCGGGTAGAGTTATAAGTTCAATCCCTGCATTTGAAAAATATGCAGAGAACAATGAAGACTTTATTATCGTATGTGAAGGTGGAACTGATTTCTTCAAGGGACACCCAACATTAGATGATAAGGTTTATGACCACTGGCACAAAAATCTTTTTCAAGAACACATCAAAGACAGAGACTGCGAGAGTCCAGAACCATACAGAGTATGGGACTATTACAATCAGAAGTGCAGTTTAGCACAAGCATATGATATTGCAATTAATGGTTTAGATGAACCTAGAGAATTACCGAAACCAACAATTAATCTCAACAAAATGGAGATTATTGCTGGATATAATATTGTTGAAGAAATAAAAGCAACAACTAAAAAAGACAAGGTTATTGTAGTTCAACCATTCGGAAGATCGGTTGAACAGATGGGAGAGTTTATTGCAGATCCAACTTCAAGAAGTTTCTCTCTCATGGGAGCTATCGATATTATTAATCAACTCAAAAAAGATTATGCGGTAATCGTAATGAGTGAACATCATTTTGCTACTGAGGAAAATGAAGAAAAGTATCCCATCGCTAGACCACAGATAAGTGATATGAGAGTATGGGCTGCAGTTATTGAGATTGCAGATCATTTCTTAGGATGTGATAGTATGGGTCAACACATTGCAAGAGCATTTGATAAAACTGCAACTGTAGTTGTTGGATCTACATATCCAGAAAACATAAGTTATCCAGGCCATAAAGATTTTGATATTTTTGATGTGGGAAATGGTCGTAGAGAATATGCACCAATCCGAATCACTATGGATGAAAGAGTTGATCGTTTTAATGATGAAGCGATGGAGTTGAGTAAGAAACAAGTTGATGAAATTGTTGCATCTTGTAGGAAGAGACTAGGTAAACCAAAAACATACACTGGCACTTTTGTTCCTCCACAACAACAGCAGCAAGGACAATCTTGTCCACCAAATCAACAACCAGCAATTGCATCACCAATGCAATCTATGAGTCCACCTAGCACTCCTAATAACCAGAACTTCAGTTCGTCTTGGACTCCAACAGGATCAAATGTTCCTAGTATGACAGGAGCTCCGAAACCTACATTTAGTTTAGATGCACCATCACCTAAGAAAAAACCAAAAAATAAAAAAGGTTTCCAATCTGAAATTAAGAATCTTTTAAAATCAGATAAAGATAAAGATAACTCAATTACTATAGAAAAGAAAACTATTTAATATGACACAGTGGATTGCAGCAATCGCCAGAGGACATAACTCTGGTGTTTGTTTACTGAAAGATGGAGAGATGGTCTTTTCGATTGAAGAAGAAAGATTATCTAGGAAAAAATATGATGGAGGTCCTTTGGCATCCATGATCAAGATACTGGACTATACTGATAGACTTGATTATCTTGTGGTTGCACATACGCAGCCACTAGATCAGGCTGGATCAAATGATTTTACAGGTGAACCTATTTACACTGCTCTTGCAAGAAAACTAGGTTTGATTGATCGTAAAGCAGATATTTACAAACATCCACAAGTAGTAGATTATAGTCATATTCATCATAAACTTCATTCATCTTGTGCCTTCTTTAGATCGGGATTTGAGAGTGCGGTATCTGTCATCGTAGATGGTGCTGGAACATTCATCCCTATGGAGATTGATAGAGAACAAGAAATGACATGGGAGTTGGAAACTATTATTCAGTGTGCATATCCAGATAATTTTAAGACATTATATAAACACCAAGGGGGTAGAGGTCCTTGGGGTGCAGTAAAAATTGATAAGTTTACTTCTGATAGAGAAGGAGAAGAGGGAACACATGAATTAGTATTAGATGATTCTGCTGGTATCGTAAAAGCCTATGAAGCAGTGACACAGTATTGTGGTTGGGCTCCTATTGAAGCTGGTAAGACTATGGGATTATTCCCATACGGAAAAGAGAATAGTGAGATTCCAGACATCTATACAAACTATGACAGTAGAAGTGATTGGGCTACCACTGACAGAGACCTTATTGTACCCACCTATCCAAATGGTGCAATCGTAAACAAAGGTAGATTCTTAGAACTAAGAGAACCTATGGATACGAGTGATGTTAAAGATCTGACTCAGTTAGATAATCGTAGAGATTTAGCATATGCAATCCAAACAGAATCACAATCTATGGTATTGGATTTGATTCGCAAAGCAGTCAAGATGAGTGGAGAAAAAAACGTTGTTCTCTCTGGTGGATATGGATTGAATTGTGTTGCAAACTATTGGTATCTCGAACAGTTAAAAGATGAAGGTATCAATCTATTTGTAGAACCAGTAAGTAATGATGCTGGAACAGCTATAGGTGCTGCATACTGGCACTATCAGAAAGTAAGTAAGAATATGAAAGTCCACCCACCGATGAAAGATCTATATTATGGACCTGTACATGAATATGATAGAGAATATATTACAGATATTGCAAATTATTATGATGCAACTAGAATATATGAAGCGACTCATGAAGACGCAGTTGATTTGATTTCTAAGAAAAATATTGTTGCAATGTTCCAAGGTAAATCAGAATCAGGCCCTCGTGCATTGGGTAACAGATCCATCATGTATGATCCAAGAGATCCAAAGGGAAAGGATCATGTTAACACAATAAAACGTCGTGAGTATTTCAGACCTTTTGCTGGATCAATATTGAAAGAATATGTACATGATTGGTTTGATCTTCGTGGTATGGATGACACACCATTTATGATGTACGCTGTTAAATGTCAGGACGGAATCAAAGAAAAGATTCCAGCTATTATTCACGTTGACGACACATGTAGAATTCAAACAGTTACGGAAGATGTCAACCCTCACTACTATAATTTAATTAAAACTTGGTATGATAAGACAGGATGCCCTATAATCTTTAATACATCCTTCAACTTAGGCGGAGAACCTCTTGTAGAGACTCTAGATGACGCTCTGAGGACTCTTGCAAATAGTTTGATAGAATACCTATATTTGCCTGAGTACGGTCTTATGATCGAAATAAAGAACTGATGAGAGAAATAAAAGAATACGCATATCCATATCAAGAAGATAATAGTGAAATGATGACTGCTATTCTTAACTCTACAGCTCCTGTACCAGATAGTTATCTTGAAAGATCAGAGAATTGTCACATATCAAAAGGAGTTGAAGAATCACGAGCAGTTCAAAAATTTATAAAGTGGATAGAAGAGACAACAGATACTACATTAGAAGATATATGGGGAGTTTGGTATCGTGATGGTGGTGGCATTAAATGGCATACACATAGTAGTGAGGATGATATTAATTATTCTTTTGTTTATTACATACAGGTTCCAGATGGTAGTTCATCATTGAACTTTAGTAAAGATCCAGCAAAAGCAAAAGAAGAAGAACCATTGACGATTCCAATAAATCAAGGTATATGTATAGTATGGGATAAAGATCTTCCACATTGCGTACCTCCCAGCAATCATTTAGGGAGATGTGTTATATCTGGTAATTTAAAATGAAAAGAATTAAAAGATTAGTTATTGTTGGTGGAGGAACTGCTGGATGGATTACTGCATCTTGGTTTGCTCGTAGATGGGCAAATGTAATGGATGTGGTTGTAATTGATAAGTCAGAACCTGAGAGAGTTGGTGTAGGTGAAGCAACTCTTTTAAGTTTCCCAAATGTGATGAAGATGATGGGATATAAAACTACAGATTGGATAAAAGAAATAGATGCAACATTAAAATCTGGAATATTGTTTCCAGGCTGGGGTGAAGAAGATCAAACAATATGGCATCCATTCTCATTTACGAGTGTGGGAGATTCTAAAACACCATTGTATGATATATGGTCATCTTACCAAGATGAGTATGATATAAAAAAAATATCTCCAATGTATGTTTCTTCTATGGCTAATAGAATTGAAAATGAATACACACATGATTCTTATGCTTTCCAAATTGACTGTGGTAAACTCGTAGGATTTTTACAGAAAAATACAATACCTTATCTCAAAGAATATATTCAATCTGATGTGGTAGATATCTACAGAGATGGTAATGCTGATGATATAACAAGATCAAATATAAAAGAACTGGTGTTAGATGATGGGTCAAGAATCACTGGCGATCTATTCATAGATTGCACAGGTTGGAAACAGATGCTCATAGGACAAAGAAATGTTGATTGTAGTGATAGATTGTTTATAAATTCCGCCTTGGCTGCAAAAGTAGAGTATAAAGACATTAGTGAACAACATCCATATACTGCCTGTCCAGCACAAGAACATGGTTGGATATGGAAGATTCCTACCAGATCTAGAATAGGAACAGGATATTGTTTTAACAAAGATATAAATGATCCAGATGAAGTTGCACAGGCATTTTCTGATCATTGGGATGGCAGAATAAAACCAGAAGATATGAGATTGTTAGATTGGAAACCTCAATATTCTAAGAGTTTTTGGGATGGTAATGTGGTTCCTATTGGTCTTTCTGCTGGATTCATTGAACCTTTAGAAAGTACAGGTTTAGCACTTATGATCAGAGGTATAGAGTATCTTGACGAATCAATTTATGGATGTTGTTATAATCGTGAGGTAGATCCACCTTTCTACAATGCTAAGATGAGATCTAGTTTTGAAACAGCTGTTGATTATGTTAGTATGCACTATTCATACTGTAGAAGGAAAGGTAAGTTTTGGGATTTCGTAAGATCTAAATACAGAAAAACTCCCTCTCAACTTTACTACGAGGAGATGATTCAAGATCCAACAAGACAAACACTTCAAAATGGCAAGGTGGGATCTTTCTTTGATGGTAGTAATTGGCAAGTTTGGTTAATGCAACTGATGACTGGTAAAATTAATTCAAAAGAATACTGGAAGAAAGATGAGAGTTGTCTTCCTAGATTTAAAAATTTTGTAAATAATACTTTGCCAGCAAATAGAGTAAATTCTATTCCTCATGATGAATACCTATCACACATATACTCACTAAAATGAACAGAATCGTATGGTGTAACGGAACATTTGATATCCTACACCCAGGCCACATAGAATTATTCAAAGTTGGGAAATCTTTGGGAGATAAACTCATAGTTGCAACAGATACAGATGAAAAGATACGTCAAGATAAAGGTGCGTCTAAGCCCATCAACAATCTTTGTGACAGAATTTCGATGTTACAAGCGATAAAATATATTGACGAAGTATTTTACTTCAATGACAGAAAAGAATTAGAGGGGTTGATAGAATTGTATTCACCTGATATACTATTACTGGGTGATGATTGGAAAGGAGGAGATATCGTTGGCATACAATATGCTAAAGAAGTCAGATTTCTTCCAAGATTAAATTATTCAACAACTCACATCATAGATAAGATCCGTGCCTAACGTAATTGTTATAGGAGATAAGTGTACAGATAAGTATATCTTCGGTGAGACCACCAGGCTCAGTCCAGAACAACCAGTTCCTGTCCTAGATCAAACTACAATAGAAGAAAGGCCTGGTATGGCTGCTAATGTTGAAGTCAATCTCAAAGCATTTGGTGTTAACACTCTTCTACTCTCTCAAAGAGAACAAATAACAAAAACTAGATTCATAGATACCAATAGTGGTTATCAGTTGATGCGTTTGGATGAAACTCCACAAGTGGGTAGAATTGCAAATGCTGAACTAAAAATGGGATTGATGCACATGAATCCTGATGCCGTTGTTATTTCTGATTATGACAAAGGATACATCAGTGATGATGACCTATGGCACATATGTCACAATATCAACAGACCAATATTCGTAGACACTAAGAAGCGTAAACTTTTTCAAAAAGATAATGTATTCTGGAAAATAAACAAAAAAGAATATGATCTCTTAGATAAAAGTCATATACCTAATGAAACTCATCTTATAGTTACTTTAGGGTCTGGTGGTGCAACATGGGCTGGTATGAAATTTCTACCACAAGTAGTTAAAGTATTTGATGTGTGTGGCGCTGGAGACACTTTTATGGCGGCTCTAGTCTATGAATTTTTAAAAACCCAAAACATGCAGAAGTCTATTGATTTAGCAAATAGAGCTGCTGCAATTTCAGTAACACATCCTGGCGCTTATTACTTAAATCGGGATGATATAGAATCACTATACGGAGCAAGAAATGGACAAGATATCGGTAAGCAAAGCGGACTTGATGCACCTGAGATTACAAGCTTGGCTGAGAGAACATACATGTGAAGACATAGCATATTTGGGAGAGTCAAAAGATAAAGATGGCGAGATGAAACATCTATATCGTATTGGAGAACATGAAGTATTTCATGATATGATTCATGAATTAGAGATGGAAGAAGTTCCTGATGACGAATATTGAATATATTTGGAGAGTAAATGGATCTGATATTTTTTACACACCAGAAACAAATGGTGGCGGAGATCATTTCTTTTCAGAATATTTGGATTTAGTAAATCAATATTACGGCAGAGTTCATCACATCATGGAGTGGTGTAGTGGGCCTGGATTTATAGGTTATGGAATGATGGCTTGTAATATATGTGATCGTCTTACACTATTAGATAAATTTGAACCAGCAATAACTGTAGCAAAAAAGACTTCTGAGAATTCTTTTATCAAAATTATAGACATGTCGGATACTGAAAAAATATATCATAGAAGAGTCTTTCCTCGTACAGAAATATACCACTCAGATAATTGTTCAGTATTACCAGAAGATGAAAAGATAGATTTAGTTGTAGGTAATCCTCCTCATTTTGAAAATGAAGAAGATGCAATAAAAGCTCTAAGTGCTATGGGTAGTCCTATTTTTAATGATCATCTATCAGAAATTTTATTAGATCCAAAATGGGATGCTCATAGAGATATGTTTAATCAACTATCGACAAGATTAAGTGATGGTGGTAGAATATGTTTACAACTCCACTCAGGTGGATCTAATGTAGATACATTCAAACCAATGGTTGAAGAAGCTGGACTTAGAATCACTGCCAAAATAGAAAGTATCCAATACCAAGACATTTATTATATGGAAGTTCAAAAATGAGATACTGTGTTGATATTGATGGAACTATTTGTAGTCCTACTGTGGGTAGAGATTACTCCAAGGCAATGCCATGGTGGGATCGGATTGCTGTCATAAATAAGTTGTATGATGAAGGTCATTATATCACTTACTTTACCGCAAGAGGTATGGGTCGATTTAGTGATGATCCAGATGCAAGCGTAAAAGCATCTGCTCTATTATTTGATCTTACAGAACAACAACTTAGTGATTGGGGATGTAAATATCACACTCTGATCTTAGGTAAACCACACGCTGATTTCTTTATTGATGACAAAGGAGTGAATTCTGATGAGTTCTTTAGGACCAAGTAGAAGACCTCGTAATGCCCGTGCAGCAGAACCTATAAAGTATGTGCCGAAGGGATGGGGATATGAAAAATGGATTGCAAACTGCGAGAAGTATTGTGGTAAACTTTTGTTTATTGCAAAGGATAAACAGTGTTCATGGCACTATCATAAATTAAAAGACGAAGTATTTTTTGTACAAAGTGGTAAGATAAAATTATATCATGGTTGGGATGACGATATAGAAAAAGCTGAGATAACAATACTAAGAAGAGGAGATAAGTTTCATGTGCCTATTGGTCTCAAGCATCGTATGTTTGCGTTAGAAGATACTGAACTATTTGAGTTTAGTACAGAACATATGGATACTGATTCACATAGGATTATGCCTGGCGATTTGATATGATAGAAAGAATAGCAGACATGTTATATGTTGAGAGAAACGTTCTTTCTCAAGAACAGTGTGATGAGTTGATAAAATATTTTTGGGAAAATGAAGATAAACATGATGATGGTAAAGTAGAACACTTTCTCAATGGAGAATATAAAGGTAAGTTAGTAAATAAAGATCATAAAAATTGTACTCAATTCATGTTTGAGCCTGGTCATAAGTATGCAAACTTGATGACCCAAGTAATTCAAGACGCATATATGAATTACAGAAAACAATTACCAGTATTACCAGCAGCAGAACTTGCAATATTAGATTATACAATAAGAGTTTATCCTAAAGGTGAAGGCATATTTAAAACACATGTAGATCAAGGCGATGGAGGAACTATATCAAGATTATTTGGTTGTATCATCTATCTCAATGATGTAGAAGAAGGTGGGGAGACATTCTTTCCTGATTGGAATATTGGATGTAAATGCGAGATGGGTAAAATATTATTATTCCCATGCAACTGGATATTTCCACATGGATCTAATAAAAATATATCCCATGACAAATATGTACTAACAGCCTTTATAAATTATAACTACGACATACCAATGTATTCTAATACAGAAGTATAATCATGTGAATACCATGAGGTATCTGCACATGTATATTCTTGATACTTACCCTCTAGATGTTTGGGGAAGGGGATTACTTCAATCTCCGCCCCTTCTTTTTTGGCAATCAATTCTGCAATCTCAAGAAATGAGATAGGATTGCCAGTCCCAACATCATAGATGCCGCTCCCTGCCGTATTATCTAGGACAACATCTACTACGTCTCCTACCCACACAAAATCTCTAAAGGAATATTCAGAATCTTCAAATATTTTAATTATCTTATTTTGTTTTGCTTGTAAAGTGAACTTACTTACTGGACTTGCTTGATCTCCTTTATGTTCTTCGCCTTCTCCATACACATTAAAATATCTAAATCCCTGCACTTGTTCAAACCTATCCATGTTATCTAAGACCCAGTAATCTACAGTTGCTTTTGATAGTGCATAGAAGTT